CTTGCTGGACTAGTTGTAGCGTACCAATTATCTACACTACTTCCAAAACTACTAGAATCTACTGCTGTTCCCGGTGACCAAGTTACTGCTGGTTCTGTACTCCAAGCAGATCCATTCCATTGATAAGAATTTGTTTGTGGAAAATATCCTCCGTTTGCATGAGCTCCACCACTAACAATATAGTTATCACTTCCATTACCTGCTCCACCCAATCCATATCTAGTTGCTGGTAATGCTGTAGCAGATGACCAAGAAGATCCATTCCATTGAGAATTGTAACTTGCTACAAATGAAGATGGACCTGAAAAATGATATCCACCTATTCCTGCAGCTTGACTTCCAGTTCCGACGTGACAAACGTTTGAACCTAAGGGTGTTGGCATTGCTGGTTGGTTTGACCAAGAAGAACCGTTAAAAGTTTCTGTTCCATTGTATCTTGGATAACCTCCAATATAACCTGCAAATCCTATACCATCATTTGATGTTCCTGCACCCGGACAACCACGTCTACCAGCATTTAAACCTGATGGGTTTGTTGTCCAAGCCGCGTTGACTTGATAAAGACCATAACCTCTAAATTTATCTACAGTTGAATTATACCAAAGTTCACCTTGTATAGGGTTAGCAGGATCAGATGATACTACTGGAATGTTTAAACCTAGAAATTTTCCTATATTAGCCATAATTATACCGTCGTTATTGTTGCCACTGTTGGTGTTCCACTAGCATCGTAAACTATTTTTAAAGTATTAGTAGCTGTATCATAAAACATTGCTCCAACAACTAAAGGAGAAGGGTTACCTGATCTTCTTATAACTCTTGTTCCTCTTATTTCATTATAGTTTGACATATTTTTACTCCGTAATTAAATCTTGTAATTCCACTTCTGGAATACTTGCATTAGTATCATGATCTGCGCCTATTGTCGACTCCTCTTCAGTCACAGTAGAAGCTCTTTCAGCAGTTAAAGCATCGTTTCTAGATGTAATAATTGCATTAGCTTCAGTTAATGTTTTTTCAGTAACAGATTTATTTTTAAGCCAGATTTGGCCGTGTTTGTTATCTTCAATAACATACAGATCATCTAAATATTTTTTTAAATAAAATCTATTTCTATTTTTTTGAGTGATTTCAGGATCACCTGTAATCACATAATATTTATTAGCCATAATTAAACTCCTGTTACGTCTATTACTTCTGCTGAACCATTAACCACAATTTTATATTGTTGGGTATCAGTTCTGTAATATACTTCACCGTTTATTAGTGGTGAAGGATCTGCATCTAGCTGTCTAATAGCTTGACCATATATTTCTGTATACTCAGACATTAATTATTTTTCAACAACCAACCTTGTGTAGCATCAACATAAACTAAAGTAAATGCTGCTCTCTCTGTGTTAACTACAAGATCAGATGCTGCTCCCTGAATTTTGTGACCGTTACGTGCAACGGTTAAATTATTTGAATCAAATGTACCTGCATAATCTACAATAGCTATTTCATTGCCAATAGATGCAGAAGTCGGTAAAGTGATGCTAAAAGCACCAGCTGTAGTATTAGCAAAATATCCTCTTCCTGCTACTGCATTTCCAGGATCTGCTGTAATAACAGCTTGCCATGATACGCTTTGAACAACTGGTTGAAAAGATAAAACTCCAGATCCATCAGATTGAATAAAGTCATTTGCATTACCATCGTCTGCAGGTAAAGTTAATGTTACGTTTGATGCAACTGTTCCTGGAGCTTGTAATGCTACATATTCTCCACCTGTTGTATCTAATAATCTTAAATCTCCTTGAGCAGCAATTGATAAATTACTACCATCAAAAGTTAAATTAGCAGAACCACCAAAAGATCCTGAGTTATTAAATTGAACTTGTGTGTCGGATCCACCTGGAGGTGAAGCTAATGATACGTTTGTTACGTCTTGACCATTAATGTAAATTAATTTTGTATCTTTTTCAGTAGCAGTAAAAGTAGTACCAGATCCACTATCACTAGCACCTTTAATTTGTACAGTGTATGCACCAGAAGTAGTGTTTTTAATTAGATAAAATTTTTCTGTGCCATTTGGAATAGTTACAATTTGATTTCCTGTAATAGTTCCTGTTAATTCTATAATTACGTTTCTGGCTGCGTTAGTTAAACTATCTGTAGAAGAAGTAGAATCTCCATCTGTAATTAGTAAAGCTGTAGTTTGAGCACCACCTGCGATAGATTGTGAATGATATCCAGAGGCTGCTTGTTGAATAATATTTAAATTTGTATTGGTTTTTGTTCCCCATGTACCGGCATTTTCACCAGTAGCCATTAATTCTATACCTAGATAATTGTAAGTTGAAGCCATTATTTAATTCTCCTAATTGTTGTTATTTATACTTGTTATATAGTTTTAAGTCAAACATAATTATACTGGATTTATTTTAGTATATCCTGTGCTAGTTTTAGGCACTATTCTTCCGTATGTTCCTGGGAATACAATTCCTGCATTACCTAACGTGGTAGTGGCTGACAAGCCTAAACCTACTAATGAAGCGTTTGTTTCTTGAACTGTTGTTAATGTGCCTAAAGCAGAAGTTAACGATTGACCTGCAAGAGTAGTGTCAGAATTAGGAGATGCTGTTACAGTTCCTAAAGCACTTGTTAAACTCAAACCTGTTACATCCGTAACTGGATCTGAACTTATAGTAACTGTTCCTAAAGTTGTTTGAAGAGGGGTAAATCCAGTTAAACCCATTACATTATCTGGAACTATAGCACCTAAAGAAGTTGTGGCTGATAGACCAACTAAACCAACAGAGTGATCATCTGTTGTCAGTAATCCTGGAGTAATAGTTAAAGGTAAACCAGTTAATGTAAAAGTAGCGTCTGTTGTAACAGAGCTTAAAGAATTTAATGTAGTTTGAAGAACAGGGAAAGCAGTTAAACCTATAACATCTGCAGGAGTAACTGTACCAAGAGTTGTTGATAAACTAAAACCGTCTAAAGTAAATGTTGAACCTTCAACGTCACCCCAACTATTCTCACCCCAATTTAAAGTACCCCAACCAGGTTTTATTACTGCAAAGTTTGATGTGTCTCCAATAGAAGTAGTAGCTGTTAATCCTTGTAATACAGTTACAATTCCTCCACCCCAACCTTCAAATCCCCAAGTATCCGCACCCCAACCTGTTTCATTAAATGCACTTACAGTCCCTAAACTTGTTGTCGCTGATTGACCTGTAAGAGTAGTAACAACATCATCTTGACTGCCCCAAGTATTATGACCATACTTTAGCATACCCCAAGAATCAGGGGACACTGTGTTTGCCGCTCCACCCATTCCTGGGTGATACGAACAATAATAATAAAGCTGTGGTGCTCCAGAGGCTACAGCTATTGTAACTTGAGTAGAACTATTATGTGTTACTCCTGTAGTATACTCTACCCCACCTGGGGAATGTGTACCATCAGAAGTAGTTGAAAATTTAAAAGGATGACCAGAAGGATAATTAAATACATAAGTATAACCTTCTGCAAGATTTACAGTGGCTTGTAAAACACCATCTATATAATATTTATTACCAGAACCGGGGTTTGCTACCGTTACTGTAAATGTTCGGATTGCCGACATAAGGACTTACTCCTTATGCTATCTGAATGATTGCGTTACCTGCTGTTTGAGCTGGAAATTGAATAGTAAAAGTTCCGCTTGTTACAGTTTTATCTGCACCAAAGTTAATTGCACAAACAGATCTGTTTGTAGTAAAACCTGTTATTGAAGTTGTATTATAAATTAAACATCCTCTAGCTGTAAATGAAGCTGACGATCCCCAAGTTGTAGTATCAAATTTTACACATGCTGTATCACCAGATAAAACTGGATCTGCTGAAGCTACTAGAGTGTTTCCACCCGTAGTATATCCAGTGGAAGTTGAACTTACTTCATATGTGTTTGTTGGATCTGCTGTACCGTCTGCCGGTGCAGTGTATTGAGTAGTTGATTTACTTAATGTTGCGGAACTTGTGTACAAAGATATTTTAAAAGTATTACCTGTTGGTGCTCCACTTGAGTCGTTAAAGTTATGTCCACCTTGCAGGATTTCTGTTTTAAATGAATTAGATATTGCCGATGTTATTGCCATAATTTTTTTCTCCTATTACTGAGGCGCTGACTCGATTGGAATTCTTATTGTACCATCCGTGTAATCGTCTCGTCTTCTTCTTCCAAGCTGCATAGCTGCAAACTTTTGTAACTCAGTTTTATATCGATTTTCATATAGTGTCAACAAATCATTTGGACCTTTTAAAAACATAAATGCTTCTACTAAACAAGCATATAATAACCCTTGAGGGAAATAATTACTAATATAGGTTCCAGCCGTATTAGTTTCTAAACCAGTTGGTACAGCATTATAATGAATAATATATTGATAATTTTGGTCTGGTGTAGGACCTATGTAAATTGCTCCTGATGTAGATGTGCTAGTACCTGTAGTAGCTCCACCAAACATAGCATAATATTTAGGTAAACCTTTTACATCTTGACCTGTTTGTCCTCCTTTAGGTCCTGTAGCCTCACCTATATATTCAGATATAAAAGTTTGATCTCTTCTTTCTAACCAAACTCCTTGTTCTGTAACAGCTGTCGTTGAATTAAAAACTTGTATACCTCTTACAAATAAAGTTCCTTTAGGCATTGTAATAGTATTAAAATTTTGTGCAAATTGTGCTTGTGCTTGAATTCTATCAGAATCCATAGGACAATCTAAATTAATTCTATGTTCTGCATTTTCTATAAATCTATTTATAACAGCAGCAGTAAATACATTAGCATCTACTTCTGTATAGTTTCTAATATCTGTTGTTAAGTTTGCGTATGTATATCCAGCCATAATTAACCTCTATCATTAACGGGTCCAATTGTACACTGAAAACCGCCTCCTGTTTCTGAACTAGTTGCTGCATTTACTAATGGAACTGTTATTGAATTGTATTGAGTTATTGTTGCTGGCTGCGCTCCAGTTATAACCGTTGTTGGTACAGCTGTTGCTAAATAAGATCCGAATACTTTTGCTCCATTATCATGAGATTTAGCAGAAGTATTAGAAAGAGTTATTCCTCTAAAAGGTGCTGCTGTTCCTCTAGTGCATGTTTGTAATTGATTACCAACTCTAGTTGTATAAAAAATAGTTTCATTTTCGTATGCACCGCTAGTTTCATTCATTTTTTCTATAACAATATATCCATTGCTAGTAGCAAATTGAGAGCCATCAACTAAATCAATAGTTTGAACAGTATCATTAATTGCACCATTCAATGTAGTAGATAATTCTAAAGTGCTAATTGCAACACCACCAACTGTTTCTTTTACAGCTTGAAATCTAACATAAGATGTCCCTTCATTTATTTGATTAGCTGGAAATAAAACATTTAAAGTTGTATTAGAATTAGTTGTAAATGGATTGTTAGGTAAAATATCTTGAACTGCAAACTCTGTTCTTGCAGGTCTTGCATGTTGTAAACCTTGTGGATCAGCTCCTATTGGATGTGGTTGTAATTGTGGTTGTTTAGGTTCAAATTCAGAAATATGGACCCACGCACCTGTCCACTCTTGCACCATTTCTCTGTACGGAAATGCTGCACCTGATCGATCAGATATTGCTAATGCTCTACTACCTTTTGCGAATCTAGCCATTATACATTTGGATAGTATGTCTTCGGAGTAATATATGTGCTAGCGGGAGAACCATCTTCAGATAGTGCTCGAGCTAATTCATCCTCGTACAACAACTTCATCTCCTGTGTTCTTTGTGGTGCAAACTTCATAGATAAATAATAAGATAGTCCTGAAACCATACATGGTACAAATCTAAAAGGTGCATCACCTGCGTTAGTGTATGCTCCTGCATCTTGAATTCTTCTAACATAATAAACATTTAAAAAATTAGACGCAGCAGTTGCATTGGGTAATGGATAAATTGTAACTGTAACTTTATCAATAAATCTTTGTACCCAAAATTGTGAAGGTGTTCCAAGTGATGCTTTATTTGCTGTAGCAGAATATGCATCTCTTGCAACTTTTGTTAAACCAATATCTGATTGTGATGTGGTATTATAATTTTGTCTGTAAGTAACATTTAGAATATCTGAAATACCATAAACATTTGCTGTTGGAACAGTGGTAGCTTGTGGTGGTTCTCCACCTCCAGGTACATCTGTAGAGTTTCTATAAAAAGTATAAACACCAGATCCTTCAGCTGTAGCATCAATATTAGTTGATGAACCTACAATTAAATTAACATTTGTATTTCCTACTTCCCAAAAATGAATTCCTCTATTGCCCCATTCTTGCAATAATATATTTAAAGATCTTCTAGCTGTTTTGATTTGATGACCGGCCGTACCTACTAAACCTAAACGCTCGTATGCGTCTGCAATAATCTCATCGATTGAGAAGTCCTGGTCAAAACTGTAGGACTGTGAAGTAGTATTAGCCATTGCTACCTACCCGTCAAAATATACTGTTAAACTTACAAAACTGTTAGTTGGTAGATTTACAGATAAACCTTCGTCAGCTAGAATTCCTCCGTGTGCTGAAGCTGGATTAATTAAAGTTTGAGCTGCTACAGGATTTTGTACAGCAAACAATTCATTTCCTTGTGATTCACCACCATTAAAAAATGTAGTGACTGTATTAGCTGTTGCTGCAGTTGTACCAAATAATTCTCTTAATCTAGTTCTACCAGAAAATATAGATTGTTCTGATCCTCCCGATCCTGCTGCGTTCCCTGCTCTAACTGCCGTAGTAGTTCCACCACTGACAGCGATTTGAGTTACAGTATTAAATTTTAATGTAGTTGTTACTGTTGCTGCTCCGTTAGGTCCAGGACGAACTTCTGAACACACATGCCCTAAAGCATTTGTTCCAGTTATTGTAAAATTAACTCCAGTTAAATTAGTTCCACCGTCGCCTGTTATTGTAACAAATAATCCTACTCCCGCGTCAGCAAAACTAGATGCTGTTCCAGCAAGAGTCATATCACCGGCACCACCTAATGTTTGTGCAGCCGCAATAGAATCATCGTCCGCTGATGTTGTAGCAGGAACAAATGTTTTACTTTTAGGACTTACTATTCCATTTCCCATATTTTTTTCTCCTTAAAATTTGTGTGGGCCGAAGCCCACACATAATTAATTATTACGCTGCAAATGCAAATGCACCAGTAGTAGCGTCTGCTGCGCCACCCATTCTAGATGCAATTGTCCAGATACCATCTTCGAAACACATAAAAGCAATCATGCTTCCTGTTGTAAAAAGATTTGTAGCTGCGTCTACAGGTGTGAAAACTAATTGAGTTTCACCTGCTGCTGAAGTGTCATAAGTTACTTCTGCCGCTGCTCTTGATTCTATTAAAGAACCAGTTTGCCAAACGTCAGTTCCAGCTGCATCGAAAGTTAAAGTGTTAACTCCTCCTGCTGTATCTTTTGATTGAACATAAACAGCAATTGCTCCTGAAGTTGCTGCAGGTAGTGCTACTGCACATGCTGCTGCTCCAGTGTAATTAACCATTGCTATAACACCATCTGCAATAGCGATGTTAGCTGCTGTTGCTGTGTCTGCTAATAATAAACCAGTTAAGTCAGGCATACCTGAACTATATCTAGTTGT